TTCGTAAAATCTCTTTCGTACTTGGCGACTTCGATGGTGACGAGATATGCGACCGTGCCAATTGGGGACCTGGTGTAACGCTTAATAGAAATATTAAGATTGACACCAGTGCGACCAATAAGTTCCGTTTTGAAAACGGAATAACACGTGACCTCTTCGATCTTATAGGTGAACTACACGTACTCGCCTATCCTACATGGGTTGTTAATTTTCAGCCTGTGATAGGAAGTAAGATCGTTACCGTCCCTAAGAACTCGAAAACGGACCGTACCATCGCCGTTGAACCAGGAATTAATCTTTGGTATCAACTTGGCGTTGGGAATACGATTCGAAATCGTCTTCTTAGAGTGGGCATTGATTTACGAAACCAAGGAAGGAACCAATCTTTAGCTTATTCATCAAGTATTTCAGGTGAATTAGCGACAGTTGATTTCTCCGCGGCTTCAGATTCTATCAGTATTGCCACCGTTGAGGCATTGCTACCTCCGCGTTGGTTTTTACTGATGAATTGTTGTAGATCAATGTACGGCCATCTTGAAGGACAGACAACTCCTCTGAAGTTTGAAAAGTTCTCCAGTATGGGGAACGGATTCACTTTTCAGTTGGAGTCTCTTATATTTTACGCTATAGCTGTTTGTGTTGTTGAATACTTACAGCTAGATACGTCAAATGTAAGTGTCTACGGAGATGATGTTATTATCCCCGTTAGTGCCTTCAAGCTATACCGTGAAATATGTGAAATTTATGGCTTCCGCGTTAATGTTCAGAAAAGTTTCTTTTCTGGCGTTTTTCGTGAAAGTTGTGGATCTCACTATTTTATGGGTATAGACTGCAAGCCTTACTATCTTCGAGAGGTAGTCAAAGGAGAGTGTGACTTATATCTTGCTGCTAACTCTATAAGAAGGATTGCATTTGACAGAAAGAATATCTTCTGCGATGCTAACTTCAAAGAGTGTTGGCAGTTTCTGGTATCTAAGGTCAAACGACCTTGTTTGATATCCGAAGGATATGGTGATAGCGGCTTTATCGTTAATTTCGATGAAGCTTGCCCTCACCGTGCTCGAAATTTTATCGAAGGATATTATTGTCGAGCATTAGTCACTGTACCTTTAGGGTACTACTCCGATGACCATCCCTTGCTTTTAGCAAGGTTAAAGGGTGGCAGTGTGGAGTTAAGTTATGGAAACATAACTTTCCTCCGTGGCCGCAGTAAAAAGTTCCGAAAGAAACTTTTTATCCGTCGGTGGGCGAACTTAGGACCTTGGCTTTAAACCAAGAGACTATGTTTGTTTTCCAGGTTTCCCTGGTGGTGGGTTAGTAGAGTTACAAATCCTACTAACTCGGATAGGTCATGGTTTTGGATATTATCCTCTTTGGCTATTTCTTTGGTGAGAAATAGTCGAAGTGATTTTTATCCTTCCCCAATAACTATC